GAAAAGAAAAAGATTTCTGAAAAAATTGATTTAACCGATCGTAAGCAGATGCGTCGTATTGCCGATGCCGAAAAAAGATATAAAGAACAAGACAAACGAATGAAGTTTGGAAAGTTTTATGCCAAAGCAAAAGAAGCAAGAGATCGTCTTCGTCCTGGTGAAGTAAAGAAATGGGACAAAGAAAAGGGAAGATACGTATCAAATAAGGAATGAATCGCTATATAGTGTAGATATTAGTATCGAACCATGTTAGCATTCCTTCTTCCATTAGCTTCAAAAATCATCAAAGATGCAGTTGCCAAGATTCCGGAAAATGAAGAACTTGGTGAGAAAATGGTTGAGATTTGTCTTGTTATTCTTGCTAAGGCAGTTAAGTTAACTAAAACCGAAATGGATGATCAGTTACTTGAAGTCGTGACAAATGCAATTAAAACCAGAGAAGAGGAATAAATTATAAATATCTGTATAAAGAATCATAGGGTAAGAAAACATGTCTCTTTGGGGCAATAAAGATCTGGTATACGATGACGGGACAGTTGCCGTCAATCTAGATAGTAAAAAAGTAGTTGGAACTGGTGCAACCTTTGATACTGCTGGTATTTCTACAGGTAATGTAATTACTGTTGGTTCTGGTGCAACTTTTGGATATGCTGTAATTACTGCTGTTGATTCAGCAACCACTCTTTCTATTGACGGAAGTTCTGGATTTGCTGTTGGAGTTACCAGCGTTCTTGCTGGTGCATCTTATGCAATCTCTGCAGAACCTGGTTATGCGATTGGTCAATATGGGGCTCCAGAAGCAAAAGCAGCTGCTGATGGAACAAAAACAGCACCTGATGGATACACAAAACTCAATACATCTTCAGTATTTGGTGTAGATACTGCTGAAGCACAAGCAATTGGTTCTGGAACTATAGCACATGTGACAGCAGAACAAAAGCAATATAGTCCTGCACATGCTGGTTGGGTTGGTATTACAACTTATATTGATACTCACGGAAATCTCAGAGTTAAATCTGAAACTTTAGTTGCAATGGGTAAAGACTCTGCTGGTAATGGTGGTATCCAGAATGATGCTGATAGTTCCATCCTTGCTGATGATACTCAGTTCCCAGATAGCTGATATGTAATATGAGATTTGATGAGTTGAACGAGGGTAATTATCTACTCTTTGCTATAAAATTTTACGATAATCCCCAAGCAGTAACTAAAGATGATTTTGAGGATGATTTAAAACGTATTAAATACATCAAAAGATTACTGAAAAGATATAAAAATTCTGGGGAATTAAAAACACATCTCATACTCAATCATTTAACGGTACTGTTCAATGTCTTTAGTGACGCGGCAGTGCCGTTATTATTTTATAATATGGAACATGAACTTTGGCCATGTATAAAAAGTTTTCTGATATTTCTGGATAGAATTCCAGAATATCCAAAAACAAAAATATCTGATATAGAAGAAGATCATTATTGTTTATCGGAACTAAAGGCACTCTAATGAACTTAGATAAAATAATAAATATTATTAGAAATCTTAATGAAGAACCTACTAATAGTGCCGGTAGTGGTGCAATAGCAGGGTTACCTCCAGATGAACCTCCTGTGAAAAAGAAAAGAAGGAGAGAAACTCCTGTGGGAAGATATGGATCTAGGAGATTGTGGATGCAATACTTAGAAAATAGATGACAATGTTTGGATCAGAATCAAAAATAGCTGTTTTAGAGTCAAAACTTGACATGTATGAAGATTTGTCCCGCGAAATGCTGACAAAATTAGAGTCTGCTGTCGATAAAATTTCTGAAGGAAATACTCAAATTGCCACAATACTTGCTAAGCATGATGAGAGAATCGAACAGAGTATCAAGAGTGATGAACTTATTATCAAAATGATTGATGAATTAAAAGAGACAGAAGAAAAAAATAATAAAATTATTCACGATAGAATTGATAGATTACAAGTAGAGATAAAGGCATTTTCAAAATTTAGATGGCAGGTTGGGGGAGTATTGGTTGTAGCAGCATTAATGATAGGTGCCGGTAGTAGAATCGTCCCCATGTTCTTGACTCCACAACCACAGCAGGTTATAATGGAAAGACAGTAAAAGTCTCTTGTAATGGATCTGGTTGACTCCAAGTATATTGGTCTAATATCATCACGTCTCCAGAAATTTAAGAAAGTAAAAAATAATCTTTATAATTTCAGGTGCCCTATTTGTGGGGATTCTCAGAAGAATAAAAATAAGACACGGGGATATCTCTACCAGGTCAAGAATAATACTAATTTCAAGTGCCATAACTGCGGTGCCAGTATGTCATTGAATAATTTTATTAAGACTCTTGATAGTACATTGTACAAGCAATATACAATGGAGAAATTTAAGGAAGGACATACGGGTAAAAACTTTGTTGTTGATGAACCAAAGTTTGAATTTAAGAAACCTGTGTTTAAAAAATCAATCAATCTTCCAAAGGCATCTTCAAATCCTATTGCCAAACGATATCTTGAAAATAGGAAGATTGATCCGGATAAGTTTTATTATGCTGACAGATTTAAATCGTGGACAAATACGCAGAAAAAAACATTTGACACTATTGGTAGGGATGAACCCAGAATCATCATACCAATGTACGATGAAACAAAGAATTTGATAGGATTTCAGGGAAGAGCATTAAATCAATCTCCTAATAAATATATCACCATTATGATTCAGGATGATGTACCAAAAATATATGGCATTGAAACAATCGATAAAACCTCTACTGTTTATGTCACAGAAGGTCCGTTCGACTCAACATTCATATGCAATTCGATTGCCATGTGTGGATCTGATGCTGATATCAGTAACTGCGGTATTGATAATGTTGTGTGGATATATGATAATGAACCAAGAAACAAGGAGATCGTCAATCGAATCAGAGATACAATCGATAGAGGCGACTCCATAGTTATTTGGCCGTCAAATGTAATAGAAAAGGACATTAATGATATGGTTCTTTCTGGACATAATATTATGTCTGTGTTAAAATCGAATACCTATCAAGGACTAGAAGCAAAAATTAAGTTTAACAATTGGAAAAAAATATGACCAACGGAACAACAGTTATCAAGAGAAGTGGAAGAAAAGAACCTCTTGATTTGAATAAACTTCATGTCATGGTTGAAGAGGCATGTAAGGATCTTGCAGGAGTATCTGCAAGTCAGGTTGAAATGCAGTCTGGTATTCAGTTTTATGATGGAGTATCGACTGCAGAAATTCAACAAATTTTGATTCGCAGTGCTTCGGACTTAATTAGTCTTGAACATCCAAATTATCAATTTGTTGCCGCAAGACTTCTTTTGTTTGCTCTCCGCAAACAACTGTTTGGACGTATGCACGAAGCACCCACTCTCAAAACTCATGTCGATAATTGTGTTGAGAAGGGAGTATATGATGCTGAAATTATGAATCTTTATACTGATGAAGAGTTTGAAAAACTTGAATCATATATTGATCATGATCGAGACTTTCTTTTCACTTATGCCGGATTGAGACAAGTTGTAGATAAATACCTAGTACAGGATAGAAGTACTGGGGCACTTTATGAAACGCCACAGTTCATGTATATTTTGATTGCGGCAACTATATTTTCTAAGTATCCTCCAGAAACAAGATTAGATTACATTAAAAAATATTATGATGCGATCTCAAAACACAAAATCAACATTCCCACACCTATCATGGCAGGGGTGCGAACTCCACTTCGACAATATGCTAGCTGCGTTCTTGTTGATGTTGATGACTCCCTCGATAGCATCTTTAGTTCTGATATGGCTATCGGCAGATATGTTGCACAAAGGGCGGGAATCGGTATCAATGCAGGTCGAATCCGTGGTGTCAACAGCAAAATCAGAGGTGGAGAAGTTCAACATACAGGTGTTGTCCCTTTCCTCAAAAAGTTTGAATCTACTGTCAGATGTTGCACTCAAAATGGCATACGAGGTGGATCAGCAACTGTCCACTTCCCAATCTGGCACCAAGAAATCGAAGACATCATCGTCCTAAAGAACAACAAAGGCACAGAGGACAATCGTGTAAGGAAACTTGACTACTCCATCCAGATTTCAAAACTTTTCTACGAACGTTTCATCCAGAATGGAGAGATTAGCTTATTCTCACCGCATGACGTACCAGGTCTTAATGATGCTTTTGGTACTGACGCATTTGACTCTCTCTATATGGGTTATGAACAGGATGAGTCTGTTCCAAGAACAACTATCAGAGCACAAGAACTTTTTCTGGACATCTTGAAAGAAAGAGCAGAAACTGGTAGATTGTATATTATGAATATTGACCATTGCAATTCTCACTCATCTTTTATTGATAAAGTTGAGATGAGTAATTTGTGTCAAGAAATTACCCTTCCTACTAAACCACTTCAACATATTGACGATGAAAATGGGGAAATTGCTCTCTGTATCCTTTCTGCTATTAATATTGGTAAAATCCGGGGTACTGAGGATCTTGAAAGCCTCTGTGATCTTGCTGTTAGGGCTCTTGATGAACTCATTGATTTTCAAGGATATCCCATCAGAGCAGCAGAGATTGCCACAAAAGCACGTAGATCACTTGGTATTGGATACATTGGATTAGCACACTATCTTGCTAAGCATGGGGTGTCTTATGACGATCCTGAGGCATGGAAACTTGTGCATGATCTTACTGAAGCATTTCAATATTATCTCATTCGTGCCACGGTAAATCTTGCTAAAGAGAAAGGTGCTTGTGAATACAGTAATCGAACTAAGTATGGAAATGGAATTTTGCCAATTGATACATATAAGAGTGATGTCGATGAAATAATCCCGAATGAGCTTCACTATGATTGGGAGAATCTTCGAAACGATGTCATTCAATACGGTGTACGGAACTCAACATTGTCCGCACAAATGCCTTCGGAGAGCAGTTCCGTTGTGTCAAACGCAACAAATGGAATTGAACCACCTAGAGCGTACTTGTCCACTAAAAAGAGTAAAAAGGGAACCCTTAAGCAGGTTGTTCCACAATACACAACTCTTAAAAACAATTATACGCTTCTTTGGGATATGGAGTCCAATAATGGTTATATTAATATTGTTGCTGTAATGCAAAAATTCTTTGATCAAGCAATTTCTGGAAACTGGAGTTATAATCCACAACAATATGAAAATAATGAAGTTCCTGTTTCAGTAATGGCACAGGATCTGCTCAAAACTTATAAGTATGGGTGGAAAACTTCTTATTACCAGAATACATATGATAATAAAAATGATGAACTTGATGAACAAAAATCTGATTTAGAAAGTTTAATCAACCAACTAGAAACCGCCGAGGAGGAAGACTGTGAGTCTTGTAAAATTTAAAAAAGATTCTGTGGAAAACAAAAATACAACGGTTAGTCAAATGACCGTTTTTAATTCCGAACAAGTTGACAGAAAAAAGCAACCAATGTTTTTCGGAAAACCTCTGGGTGTTCAGAGGTATGATTCTTATAAGTATCCAGTTTTTGATAAACTGACCACTCAACAACTTGGATACTTCTGGAGACCAGAAGAAGTTTCATTGCAGAAAGATCGTGCGGATTATCAGACACTACGCCCCGAACAAAAGCATATTTTTACCAGCAATCTTAAATACCAGATCATGCTGGATTCTGTACAAGGGCGTGGTCCTGGGATGGCTTTTATCCCTTACTGCTCATTACCCGAATTAGAGGCATGTATGGAGGTCTGGGGATTCATGGAAATGATCCATAGTCGTTCCTATACATATCTTATTAAGAATGTTTATTCGGATCCTTCGGAAGTATTTGATACTATCTTGAGTGATGATCGAATTCTTGAACGTGCGACTAGTGTGACCGAAGCATATAACGACTTCATTAACTCCGCTCATCATTATGATAGTACTAATGATTGGCAACACGCATTAGAAGGAATCACCTATGCACAAGACTCAAGGTATGAACTTAAACGCAAACTCTATAGAGCAATTGCAAACGTTAATATTCTTGAAGGTATTCGCTTTTATGTCAGTTTCGCTTGTAGTTTTGCATTTGGCGAACTCAAGCTTATGGAAGGAAGTGCAAAAATCATCTCTTTAATTGCACGAGACGAAAATCAGCATTTGGTAATTACTCAGAATATTCTAAATAAGTGGAGAGACGGTGATGATCCGGAAATGAAAAAGATTGCCAAGGAAGAAGAACCTTGGATGATCAAAACATTTCAAAATGCTGTAAATCAAGAAAAACTTTGGGCAGAATATCTTTTCAAAGATGGATCTATGATTGGTTTAAATGATAAACTACTGCAGCAATATGTTGAATGGATTGCTAACCGTAGAATGAAAGCTATCGGTCTTAAACCAGTTTATGACATTTCTGCAAAAAATAATCCACTTCCTTGGACAGAGCACTGGATATCTTCAAAAGGTCTTCAAGTTGCCCCACAAGAAACAGAGGTCGAGTCCTATATCGTCGGAGGAATCAAACAAGATGTCAAAGGAGACACCTTCGCAGGATTTAGCCTTTGAAGAAATATGGAAAGAAATGGATGAAATAGAACCTTTGACACCGATTGTCAAAGGTTCTATGAGAGCATATAGGGAGGCAGCAATGTCTGATTCTTATATGTTTGGTGAATATGATGGATATCAATCATATGAGGGGGACGAGTAGTCCCTCTTTTTTTATAAATATTCGTATATGGATATAATATAAAGAACGATGCCCCTGTCTCAAAAACAATTTTCCGACTTTAAAAAGGTTTGTGAACAATTTAATCAAGTAGAAGAAGTTATTGAAGAAGAACTCGTACATGAGATCTGTGATGAACTGATTGAAGAACTTATTGAAGAAGGATATTCTGAAGAAGAAGCAATCGAAATCGTCGATGAGGCAACTGATCTTTACATAGATGAGACACTTTGTGAAGTAAGTGACTCATATTATGATAGTGCCGTAAGAGCATCGAAGAAAGCAGCACAAGGCATCGACAAGGCAGCAAGACAGAAGAGAAGAGCAGGTCAGGTTAGATATGCCAAGAGAAAGGCAGGGGATGCTCTCAAAGGTGCTGTCGGTGCTGCTAAAGGTGCTCTGAGTAAAGTAAAAAGCAAAGCAGCAGGTGCCGCTGTAGATGTTGCCATGGCAGGTAGCATGGCAAAGAAAAAGGTAGGTGAAGTTAAACAAGCAGCAAAAGAAGCACCTGGAAAAGCAAAAGCAGCAGCATCAGATGCTAAGAAAAAAGCAAAGAGTGGAATCAAAGGATTCATCAAGCGTCAGGCAGAGAAGGTCGTGAATCGTATGAGTGAAGAGAATGTGGAGAATGAAGGTTATCAACCAATGACTCCTGATCGTACTGCACGAGTTGATAGAGCAAAGAAAAAGGCATACGATGCCGATCATCGTGCTCAATATAAGGGCGATTCTGCAGAAGCAGATAAGCAGTTCAAACGTCGCATGGCGATGGATAGCAGAACTAAAATGAGAAAAGAAGAACTCGATATCTTTGATACCATCCTTGAGTTCCTCCAAGTAGAAGGGTATGCAGAAACTCTAGAAGAAGCAGAGTGGATGATGGCAAACCTGATTAATGAGGAAGCGATTGATATTATTCTTGGTGAAGAGTTTGTAAACGAAGCAGATTCACTTGCAGCAATGCAAGCAAGAAGAGAAAAGCGTCTAAAGGCACAAAGAAAGCGTGAAGGTACTACTTCCACTGGTAGAGACTTTGGACATGATTATTCACTGACTCCTGCTCAACAAAAAGCAAGAAGAGAGGCTGAGTTTAAAGCAGGATTAGGAACTAAGAAAGAAGAGTTTGAGGCATGGCTTGATGAAGCAATGAGTTCTTATGATCGCAATCGCAAGAGAGCAGCACAAAGAGCAGCAGCAAGAAATGCTGCCAGAGATGCTGGTAAGACTGGTGTAGTTCCTGGTGTCGGTTATGTATCTCCAAGAAGGGAGAGAGAAACTTATACCGATGAGAAAGGAACTGTTCGTCATAAGTCAGGTGCAAAGATGCCAAAAGACTGACATAATTCTTTAAAGGAGGTTGACAACAACCTCCTTTTTTAGTAGAATACCTTTGTTAGGGTTGATGGATATATAATAAGCGCTTATATGATATGAATGAATTCATATGAAAATCCTTGGATTTACATGGAACGAACTTTTGATAGTGAGTTTATTGGGGATAACTTTGGTTTTGTTTATAAAATTACCAATCTCCTCAACGATCGATCGTACATTGGGAGAAAATATTTTTGGTCATTTAGAACACCAAAAGGAAAAAAGAGAAAAGTAAAACAAGAATCTGATTGGAAGAAGTATTATGGTTCTTGTCCAGAGTTGAAAGAAGATATAAAAAAATATGGTAAAGAGAACTTCAGTAGAGAAATATTAAGTCTTCATAAAACAAAAGGAACTTGTAATTATGAGGAGACAAAACAATTGTTTCTAAATAATGTGCTGTCTGAATCTCTTGACAACGGCGATCCCGCATACTATAATAGCAACATTCTCGGACGCTATATGCGGAAAGATTATGGTAACTTTGGAAGACACTCTGAAAACGACTCATGACTGGGCAGTTGATAGACTGCACACTCTTTGTGAAACTGAAACGGATGATGTGTTAAAATCAGTTGAAAATGCATACGCAATTCAGTGTGAGTTTGCAGAATGGCTAAATCCAAATATTAACGATCACGAAATTTATTCCTTAGAATACCTTGGAGACGACTAATCTATGTTAGAACTTCTTGCCTCACTTACATTTGTTGATTATCGAAATCTGGCAACAGTTGTACAGGTAGAAGCACACCCAAATTCTGCAGATGAATATTGTGTTGCTGCTTCTGTTTTGAATCGTGTACTTTCTGATAAGTTTCCAAATACTATATCAGATGTTGTGTATTCGAAAGGACAATATCAGGGAGTTGATGCTAAATCATATATAGTTCCAGACCCTAGATTGATTAACAAATTAAGTTCTCCTGGTGGTACTACTAGTATTGCTTATTGGTCAAGAGTTCTGAACGGAAGAACAGATTTTAAAGGACAATCTATGTTGGGATATCGAGTACCATCTGAAGATCCCATGTGTCACCCCAAAGGAAATTTCTATCATTATCATTGGCAATGATTATTCAAAAACTTAAAAAAACACATACTCCTTATATTGGAGTTCCTGCTCCAAAAGTTCTTTCTGATGATGTGTGGTTTGGACCTGCAGTAATTTCTGATGCTAATAAAGAATATGTAAAACGTGAAACAGAAATTAAAAAGCAAGAAAAAGAAAATCGTCAATACTGGACGAATGAACCAGAAAATATTCATGAAGTAATGTATGAGATAGCAACTAAGAGTGTTGCTGCTACTACTTTACAACTCGATCCGATTGGTGGATCTGAAAACTTTCAAGGTGGATCTGAAAATGTCTATAGATGATTGGCGTTATAATGACCAAAAAATGAAAGTCAGAGAGCAAGCACTTAAAGTTTTGCTTTCTAAATTTGGTGGTCAAATGGAAGGTGTAATACCCAAATATACAAGTCAATCCATGTATGAGTGTGCTCAAGATTGGGTATCTCAAGGAAATGTCAGTACGTCTGGAATTATTAACTATTATAAGACATATTATTCATGAAAAAATTTATACTATCAATGGTTGCTGCAGCATCAGTTGCTCTACCTGCTCATTCTGTTCCTCAAAAGGGATATTATACGATGGATGCAATGGGATGTATGCTTCTAAGGGAATGTACAGATGGAGTCGAAGAGGTCACTAATCTTTTGGATATTTCTAGTCAGTATCCCAATCCTTATAGTTTTACCCCTATTGCTACTGAATTCAACAACATGCTCACTTCTCTCAATAGGGTCGGAGTTAAGGTGTTTCTAGCTGATCAAAAGTATTTTCCTGTAGGACATCGTGGAGTTTATCATACTGTAGGAAATAATTTCTTTCTCAATAAAGCATTTATGCATCGTCCTGGTGTTCTTATGAGTGTAATGCGTCATGAAGGCTGGCACGCTGCACAAGATTGTATGGCAGGCACAATTGATAATAGTGTGGTTGCTATCATTTTACCTGAAGAGTCTGTTCCTTCTTTGTGGAGAGAAATGGTTGAAAGAACTTATCTCTCTGCTGCGGTTCCTTGGGAGGCGGAAGCAACCTGGGCAGGTAAGACAGAAGGTATGACTATGAAAGCATTGCAGGCATGTGCTTCTGGTAATATGTGGGAAGTATATGAACCAACTCCACTGACTGGGGAATATCTAAAGAAAGAGGGATATATTAAATAAATAACAATGCCTCGCATCTTTCTAATGGAATCAAGTCCAAAGAAGAAAGAGGACACCAAACCTAAATTTGACTGGGCAGATGAAGGTCTGTCAGCATTGGTGCGTGTTGTTATTCTATCGTGGTCAGCAGCAATTCTTACACTAAATTATGTAACTATTCCTGGTGTTCCTCAGAAGAATATCGATCCGACATTTATCGCATCAGTCTTTACTGGGACTTTAGCGACGTTCGGGGTTGTTCCTGCCAAAAAGGATAAAAAAGAAGATGATGAAAAAAAACTTGAGACAAAAGAAAAAGTAGAATGACGATAATTAATCATGTAACTGCATTCTGGACCGTCGTGGTAATGAATTGTATTCAACCTGTGAATTGGGAATACTGTCTTCCGGTCCATGAGTGGTTGTTGCCAGAATTGAGTCAGGGAATACAAATATATTTTGATAAAGAAATGAATTTTTTGTATAAA